AATAGGTTTGGTTCAGGTAAGAAAGCGATTGCCGAGTGTGATCGCTGTGGCTTTCGTTTTAAGCTAAAAGACCTGAAGAAGTTGATCATCAAGACCAAACAGGTCACCATCAAGGTGTGTCCTGAGTGTTGGGAACCTGATCAGCCGCAGTTGCAGTTGGGTATGTACCCAGTGGATGATCCGCAAGCGTTGCGGGAGCCACGTCCCGATTTAAGTTATACGCAGTCGGGCTACACCGGACTGCAACTGCTTCCTATCTCTGGCACCAGCAAAGATGGTGACGGAGTGCCGGGTGAAGGTAGCCGTGTGTTCCAGTGGGGATGGAACCCTGTTGGTGGTTCGCGGTTGGATGACGACGGTTTGACACCAAACTACTTGGTATCGCTGTCGGAAGTTGGTACAGTAACAATTGTCACGACATAAGGAGTCAGACATGGACAAATCAGATTTGAAACAAGACAAGAAGATGGTTGCCAGTGCAGTGCACAAGCACGAGAAGAAAATGCACCCCGGCAAGGCATTGACAAAACTCGCCAAGGGCGGCGTTACCTCTTCCAACATGAAGAAGTACGGTCGCAACCTTGCACGAGCCATGAACCAGAAATCTACCTCGCGTGGAGGCTAATCATGGCTAAATTCAGCAAAAAATTGATGGGCAAAGAAGTTGGCGATGCCAAAGTCTATGCCACACCTCACACGATGGATGGCAAAGTTGTGAAGGCATCTACCAACCCCGGTAGCGGCCCCAACCACAGCAAGCTGGACACCGTGGATATGGGTGTTGGTGGTTACAGCAAGTCTGGTGGTGAGAAGCCTACCAAGACGAGCGGTATCAAGATTCGCGGCACAGGTGCCGCTACCAAAGGCGTGATGGCCCGAGGCCCAATGGCGTGAGGTTGATATGACGTACACCGAACTCGTTACGTTTGTGTCCGACATCTGTGAGAACACGTTTCCCACAGATGACATGAACATGTTCATCAAGCAAGCAGAGCAGAAGATTTACAACACTGTTCAGCTTGCTTCGTTGCGCAAGAACGTGACGGGCTTGACGACTGCCAACAACAAATACTTGTCTGCTCCGAACGACTTCTTGTCTGCGTATTCGTTGGCGGCGGTTCATCCTGACGGTGAATATCACTACCTTTTGAACAAGGACGTGAACTTCATTCGTGAGGCGTACCCCAAAGCCACTGACACAGGGTTCCCCGAGCACTACGCCATCTTTGGCCCCAACTCTGCACTGCCTGATGAACTCACGTTCATCCTTGGCCCAACGCCTGATGCGCAGTACACCGTTGAGATGCACTACTACTATTACCCTGAGTCCATCGTCACCGCAGGTCAAACTTGGCTTGGTGACAATTTCGATTCCGCTTTGCTCAACGGCACGTTGGTGGAAGCGATTCGTTACATGAAGGGTGAAGCCGATATGGTTGCTCTGTACCAGAGCATGTATGACCGTGCAATGGTTCAGTTGAAACAGTTGGGCGATGGCAAGCAACGTCAGGATATGTATCGTGACGGTCAAGTTCGTGTACAGGTGGTCTGATGTCAATTCAACAAACACTCACCACCAGCTTCAAACAGCAAATCCTGCAAGCGCAACAAGACCTTGCAACGGACACGCTCAAGCTGGCGCTGTACACGGGTCTGGCTACGCTTGGCCCTAACACTACCGTGTACGACACCACGTATGAAGTTGTTGGTACAGGGTACACAGCAGGTGGAAACATCCTTACGGGCGTGACGATCAGCACGTCTGCGAATGGTGTCGTGTATGTGGACTTTGCGAATTCCGTTTGGAGTCCCGCATCGTTCACCGCACGTGGTGCGCTGATCTACAACTTCAGCAAGGGAAACAAATCCATTGCTGTGTTGGACTTTGGGGCAGACAAGACCTGCCAAAATTCATTTACTGTGCAGATGCCTGAGAACACTTCGACGGCGGCACTTCTTCGATTCAAATAAGGAGTCAACCATGTTGAACGACAAAGCATCTTCTCAAGACACCATTGGTGCAATGCTGACCCGCGCCGCAAGCGCCGATGGTCACGCCAAAGCTGGCGGTGTATTCTCAATCGAGTGCCGCGACTCTGAGGGCAACCTCAAGTGGTCTGAAGCACTGCACAACCTCGTGGTGAACGTGGGTCTGCAAGACATGAACACCAAGTACTTCTCTGGCAGTTCCTACACTGCCGCTTGGTACATTGGTCTGTACGGTGCCGCCGCAAGTAACAACCCTGCCGCTTCTGACACCGCATCGTCTCACGCTGGCTGGACTGAGATCGTCCCTTACAGCAACGCCACACGCCCTGCTTGCACGTTTGGTACGCCCACCACGGCCAATCCGTCTGTTGCAACCAACAGCGCTTCGCCTGCTTCGTTCACGATCAACGCTACGGCCACAGTGGGTGGCGCGTTTTTGATCAGCAACAGCACCAAGGGCGGCAGCACTGGCACGCTGTTTTCAGCCTCTGATTTTCAGTCTCCCGGCGACCGCACGGTGGCTTCTGGGGACACGCTGAATGTGACCTACACTTTCAGCCTGACTGCAACCTGATAGGAGAGACACATGGCTTTCAAAATCGGTGACACCGTAAAGGTCAAGGCTGTTGTGCCTCAGGGTCCCGTTCAGCGCATGCGCATGGACGAGGCTACTGGCGAGATCTCGTATTTGGTCGAATGGACTGACATCGAGGGCCAGACGCAACAACGTTGGTTTACGGAAGCTGAGCTCACCGGGGCCTGATCATGGCCGAAGGCGGCTGGGGATCCGGCACCTGGGGAGAAGCAGGATGGGGCATGTCGGTTTATTACCGGGACGCCTCAGAGACAGCCGCCGCCGCTGATACCGAGGTTGCTGCAGGCAGCACCTTCACCCCTGCTGTTGCCGAGACGGGCAGTGCTGTGGACTCGGTGTCCTCGGTACAGGCTTTTTCGTCTGCAATCAGCGAAGCCGCGTCAGGTTTGGACGCCGTTTCTTCCCAGCAGGACTTTGTGGCATCAGTTTCTGAGACTGCGGATGCATCCGATGCTGTTTCAGCGCAACAGGTGTTTGAGACGGCGGTGTCTGAAGCTGCGAGTGCGGCGGAGACTGTGGCTTCTGCCCAGACGTTTGATACCAGCGTTTCGGAGGCAGCAAGCGGGGCAGACCTCTTGGATGCCTCGTTTGCCTATTTTGCTTCTGTTGATGAAGCCACCTCCGCTTTGGACGAGACCATTGGGATCCTGATTATTGGGGCCTCCGTGGTTGAAAATTCCTCTGCCTCTGATACCATGGAGCCCACGCTGGTCTTCGACACAAGGGTGTCCGAGACCGTGTCTGCGCAGGACAGCATTTCCACGGTGGCTACATTTGTAGCATCGATCTCTGAGGGGGTGTTTGCAGCGGACACCATCGTGGGTCAATTTCTTTGGAACGAAATTGATGACACGCAGACCCCCAACTGGCAAAATATCACGAACACGCAGAGTCCTGGCTGGACCGAGATTTCTGACGTGCAGACACCCAATTGGCAAGAGATTGTCATTTAAGGACGAGTTATGACGACAGCATACACATCACTGCTTGGTTTAGCCCTCCCTACCACTGGCGAACTCCAGGGGACCTGGGGCGACACGGTCAACAATTCCATCACATCGCTGTTGGATACGGCTGTTTCGGGCACCACCACATTGAGCACCGATGGTGATGTCACCCTGACCACGACCACTGGCGCGGCCAACCAAGCCCGACAGGCCATTTTGCTCTGCTCCGGCGCACGGACCGCGCAGCGGACCATCACGGCCCCGGCCCAGTCCAAGATTTACACGATCATCAATGCGACGACGGGTGGATATGGGGTCAAGCTGGTGGGTGCTGGTCCTACGACGGGTCTGACGATCCCTAACGGCGCTTCGGCGGTTGTGGCTTGGAACGGCTCTGACTTTATTGAGATTGGCTCTTCTACTGTTGGTAACTTGGTTGTCAACGGGAACCTGTCTGTCACGGGCACCACAACCCTCACGGGGGCAGCAACCCTTACTGCCAACCCAACTCTCTCAGCAGGCACAGCCAACGGAGTAGCGTACCTCAACGGCTCCAAGGTAGTCACCACTGGTTCTGCGCTGACGTTTGATGGGACGTATTTGAACCTTAATTTTGTTGGTCAAAAACTGTCTGACGGATATGGTTTATTTTGGGGTAGCGGAACATCAACATATGTAGCAGGTAGCGGCGCATCAAACTACATCAACTTTGTAGCCAATAGCTCCGAACAAATGCGCCTAACCAGCACAGGGCTGGGTATTGGGACGAGTTCTCCTGGTGCAAAGCTGCATTCTCTTTCATCTACAAACACACGCGCAGTCGTTGAAACCTCTGGTGGAACTTCAACATATTTGGAAATTAAAAACAAA